AACTCATAGTTAGATGGTTCATCACCATCAAGAGTAAGAATTTGATCGTAGTCTCTAATAGCAGCACGATATGTGACTGCGCTACCACTCTGGTTAGCAACATTCATTACAGCAGATGCTGTACTTTCAATATCTACTTTATAGAGTTCTGTGTTAGTTGTTGCCCCTGGTTTTGCAGCGGCGAGTCTTCCTGCTGTCATTTGTTAATTACCATCCTGCTTGGAAAAATGATTGTAGTCTGAGTTGTCCGCCAAGGACGGGTGCAGATAGTGAACCACCAAAGGAAACACCAACTGCATCAATGTTGTTTGTAGATAGAAGCGTAGCATCACCAGCGGGGAACTTAATAGTCACCGCGTCTTCAATGTTAGATGCATCGATAGTCACAATACCATTCAGATTATCTGGGTTGTTAATCTGCATGAACTCCATCGTCTTAAACGCAAGAGTTTGTGTTGCTCTTTCCGCTACAAGTACGTTGGCATCTGTTCCATTATTTAGGGGTTCTGCCAAACTACCTTCTGGGAAGGTATACTGTAAGTTTGTATTATCATTGAGGTTACCCAATGCAAATGTAATCTTCTTAGATGACTCAGTAGTATCTTGGAAGATAGCACCCTCATATACTTTGTTAGTAAGAATCTGAGTTGATGCTTCGCCAACGACTGTAACATTCAAGTCTGGGAATGTTACTGTTCTGTCACTGGTGAGAACTGATGAGTTAAAGATAACATATCTTGTGGGATCGTTCTCATCATTAGAAGGTGTATTAGAGAACGTGGGGTTAACCATGTTCTTATTATATACATCCTGCTCTGTAATATCATCTAACAGAGTAGATTGAGTCTGACCAGCACCAAAGTCAGGCAGACGATAGATGTGCTCACCAGGAGCATCCCATGCGTCAGTCTCAAACTTAGCAATCTTTGCAGTATCAGTAGAACCAGTGATACTTAACTCAGTATCTTTAATGATAACAGTCTTGTTAGTGATCGTTTGGAACGTATCAGTAGCAAGGAATGTTGTTGTAGTATTACCACCTACTGATGGGAAGTCGAATCTCTTCGTACCACCAGCAGTAGATACCGTATCAACATTAAAGACTACTTTCTTTGCAGGGTTTTGATCACCTGTAAAGAACGTAGTCGCGTCATTAAATTGAGAAGTTCCACTAACAGTAAAGTAACCACTACCTTGTGGTTGAATTAGCATGTTAGCATTAGCAGAAGCGGTGTCCTGCACAACCTGCCTAATAGTTGCAGATCCATCAGTATTACTGGTTCTACTCTGATACAGAGTAGATGTACCAAATGTAATACCTATCTCATTAATTGCTGATTGGAATAATCCCGTGTCACGATCCAAGTCAAACGCCAAACCTGGCGCAGAAACTGATCCCGCTGAGATAGATCTAAAAAGTTGATTAACCTTAGACTTTCTGTTAGGGATCAGTGGATCGGAGATAACAATAGGGATAATTGCTTCACCCGTTACGAGTTCATCAGCAATAGTATCAAGTTGTGATATTCTTTTAGTTCCCACTGATAACCATCGGTGCTGTTCTTCCCAGTTATTTATACGTCTTTACAAGTCATCAATGCTTTAAATTCTTTATACTTGTTCATTGCGTCTTCATGATATTTGATGTTCTCTTCTACCTCAGAAAGAATAGATTCATAGAACAACTTAGAACTGACTTCGGAATCACCCAACCAGTCCATAATCATGTCACCCAAACGATCTCGACGCTGTTCAGCATAACTAGGCATCTGTTTATACCTATTAGTAATCTCAGGATCTTTCAAGATTTCGTCGTAAATTGAGTCAGTCATAGTAAACAATGGCATAATAATCGTGATAATGAGAGCCTGATACCCGACTTGAACGGGTGACCTGATCTTTACAAAAGACCTGCTCTATCCAACTGAGCTAATCAGGCACGTCTTGGTAATTTGAAATAAGATCTGACATGTCAAATAGGATAGGATGACATTCTTCTGAGATCAAATAGTCTGACCATCTATACATTTGCCTCATAGTAATATGAGGATTAGTGTTTGCTTCTGCTACTACATCTGCATCAGTGGAGTCAAACCCTTCATCTTCAAAGGTGAAAGGTAGACCACCAATCATAAACATCTTGACGATACCTACGTCATCAAGATAACAGTATGCTTTATCGACTGTGTACTTCATTCGCTTCTTCCGCCATTAGTTTGGCAATTCGATATTCGATGTTTGCTAAGGCGATTGAGTACGAATCTGCCGTACTACTATGTAGTGTGCTACCATCTTCAAACGCTAGGAGTGAATAATGCCAGACATTATCAATGTCGGAGAACCACAATTTAATGTCAATCGTTAAGTTCCTTCTGCATTGCTGTAAGTTCGTCGTCAACATACTGTCGTACTCCTACGGGATCGGGTTGCCATCCACCAGGCATAGGTAGAGGTGGGTTTGCTTCTGTCGCAGTCTCGATAGTTTCGAGTGCTTTTTCATACTCAGGGATAGGAACCATGAGAACTGACCCATGACCCTCCCGAGTGATCTTAATTGTATGTCCTCTTCCACACAATGTCAAGCACAAATCGAAGTTACTCTCGACTTCCTCGAAGGTCATCTCAATGATACTTGAATTCATATCAGTTAAAGCAATAGGTTAGTGAATCAGAAGGAAGACGACTTTGGAGGAATTCGACAACTTGGGCATACCCTTCGGCACCGTCTGTTGTAAATTCAAACTGTACCGTCTCATCGTAACCATCATCATCGGCAACGGTGATCTTACGCTCAGAAAAATAGAAGTAAGCGTGATCAATGAAATTAGGAGACATCATTTAGTTAAGCATGACAGGTAGACCATAAATTTGAGTGGGACCGAGGGCACACCCAAATGCAGCAAGACCAGTTCCGCACCCATGAGAGAGCAGTCCTGTTGTTACTTGATTAACGATAGCACCGCTACCGCCCGTTACGATCTCACCTATGCCACCTGTTGGAGTGGACACTAAGGTCATGTGAGCGCCAGCATTAGATCCCGCAACGATGTCTGCCATTCCAGCAGCAGTTTTGGTACCTAGTGACATACGAACATGCATAGCAGGTGAGACTGATCCCATCGGGGCATCCATGCAGATATCTACAATGGATCCGTTCACCAGACTGTATGAACCAGTAAAGACTGGCATTGTCTGGAAGATCGCGATGATGTCCATTCTACCACATGCCAAGAAGGATGTGATCCATGATGCTTCATTCACGATCTCACCAGTTGCCTTGTTTGTGATAGAGGTCGCACTGGTGTGTACGTCAGGGGCATCAAGGGTGATGCCTGAGATCCCTTTCACTTTAACCTGGTTTCCTTGTAGTGTCAAGTCACCCTGATACGAGATCGCGTGGTCTCCTGCTTTGGTGGAGGTAGACTTTGCTTCCTTATCACCTGCTTCGATTGATACATTCTTGCCAGAAGCAATCTGAACAGCATTTTCAATAGAATCAGATGCTTGCTTAGTCCACTGATTATTGTCCTGACCTAGTGGATTACCACCACCACCTTTTGCCTTAGCACCAGCACCATTAGAAGTGTGCTCGTTAAATGATCCTGAAACTTCAAGGTGGAAGTCACCCATCACTTTCAGATAGTAATCACCCTCAATAGTATGAACATGGTTGTTCTTAACATTATGAATAAGGTCACGACCAATGATTTGTGTTTCGTTACCAGGAATATTTTGGTGCTCGTTACCTAATTTATCTTGGAAACTAGTGACACCACCAGGACCAGAACGGATACGCTTCTCTTTACCAGGTGTTGCATCATCAATGTCTCTTGCACCATTCAGGAACAACTTGGTTTCCATTACATATGGATTTAACTTCTGGAAGAACTTATCAAAGAAGTTTCCACCACTACCTTCCTCACCAAAACTACTGCAATCATCAGAGTCAGAGTTACCACCAGGACCATACAGTCCACTACCAACGTCAGCACACTCGGTGGTACCAACTAATGGTAACCACCCCTTCGCTTTCGGTTTTCGCGCCTTCCTTCCACAATCAATAAACGATGCAATAATATCAACAATCAGTGCAATGATATTAAGAACGTTCGAGAAATTAGTTAACGCTGTAAAATCAATCTCAAAGAACTTACCAACAGAGGTTGCAATCTCACTAATCTTGTCGATAGTGCTGATTGCTTTGAGAATTTTATTGAAGACCTTAGATACTGCTTTGATTGCTTTACAAATTGCCTTCTGAATATTTTTCAGTGCCTTGGTTACATACTCAGCAATTTGATTGATAATTTTGTTAACAATGTCCATGACAAGATCAAATATCCCGTCTACAAAGTCTCCTATCATTCCCATAATATTACCAATAGCATCTAACCATCCAGGGACAGGTTGACAGAAGATATTCTGAATGATGTTCTTGATCAATGTGATGATAGTAGTGACCACTGCTAGTGGGATGATCTTGGCACCAAATGAAACAACAGCATCAATCATCACTCTGATTTGTTGTGCCAGGATCTCCTTAATAGGAGCAACCATACCTGTAACAGCATTAACAACAAAATTAGATACATTACTAATACTTTTCAGGATGTTGTTACCTTGCTGAATGTGACCTGAAACAACAGATACCAGACCACCTTCACCATTAGATCCCAATGAACCAATCTGCACACCAATATCATTCAACATTCGTGCTAGATCCTTAGAAAAGGAATCACTGGCACCAATAGGACCATGAATACCATCAGCAATACCACCTTCCATTGATGGTGGACCCAATGGGTTTGTGTATACATTAAATGGTGCTTCTACTTCTGCTCTACTAATAGCACCACGAGATTGCTCTTCACCACCCTCAGGACCACCAGTAGTAGCACCCTGATTCTTAACAAATGGATGACCACCTTCAACATCTTCACCTGTCAGAGATTTTCTTTGAGGTGATGTAGTAGCGTACTCATCTTTCTCTGCCTCGGTATTATCAGCAATGACAGTCTTACTGACTTCGGTATCTTGACCTTCTTCTCCTCCTGAACCACCACCTTGATTAGTTTTCTTCTTAAATCCACGGAATGCACCAAGCACACAAGGTAGTTGTGCTTCATCACCATCCATGAAGAAACCCATCACGAATGCACCTACTTGCAATTCGCATGTAGATCCAGCATTCTTGATCTGTGGTTTATCATTAGGCAACAACACAGTTGCCCACGGTAATACCTCAGTAGGTAAGTCTTCTAGGTAGGTAGAGGATCCATCATCATTAGTTTTACCTTTCTGATGCCATCCCATGATACGAACTTTGACCCTACCTGTCTGAGCAGGATCTTCTACGCTCTCAACTTCACCAATCCACCAGGAGAAACCATCTCTACCTACAAAGTCAGTCTTAGTTCCAAGCATTATGTCAACGTGTGATTTAGGTTCCTGGCATTATTTAGACGATCAAACTGAAACATACCTTCATCGGGAGTTTTACCCCAAGCAAAGTCACCAGTTTCTACATTATATCCAGTATCTAGTGATCGATATACATCACCATTGAACTGAATACTACTGACTACCCTAGTATTTCGTAAGATACATTCATCTTGAACCTCACCAAACCACCATCCATCAAAGTATCCCCATTGTAGATTACATCCTGGTTCGTCAGTACCTACATTATGTGCATGTGTAATAACACTATGCTCATCTAGATGCTCTAAGGTTAGATGGTAGTGGCGATATGGTTTATCTTCGCCTTGATAGTTATACCATTGCTTCAATTCTAACACAAGATCATCAATCTTAGTGTATAAGATGTTAATCTGTGGCCATTTAGTAGGATTAGACTGTGCTTGTTTCTTATTCCTATAATGACCAAGAATCATATTCTCAAATAAGGTCATACCATCCAGTAATAATCATTTTCTCTTCATTGGGTGCAGGTATACCATGATGCATATGTGTCCAGTCAGCAGGCCAAATAAGAGTCAATCCTTTGGCAGGTCTGACCTTTGCTTTCTGCTGAGAGAAATATGTTTCCCCACCCTCTTCAATATCATTTAGGTATGTCATCCATGCCATGATCCTACCATTGCATGATGCATGATTCCTAGCACGTTCACAGTGTAGTTTCTTGAATCCTCCACCAGGTGGATAACATTGAATGTTAAAGTCTTCAAGCAAATCCCACTCAAAACTTTGGAGTTGTGTAAAAAAGTCACAATAATTTTTAGTGACTTCTGCTAACTGATCAATATAATCTGTGACTCTCTTATCTTTAATATATCTAGGAATCGTTAAGTCAATAGAGTCTTTGATGTCTTTATCGATACCAGCACCACCACACTCTCCCTCTTTTTGTTCAAGGTAGTCACATGTATTGTAGAAGTCGATCAGTCCATCACAAATTTCTGGACTGATCTTACCCCCACCTATGAAACTGTAAGGAGCGTCAATGTCAATGTATTCCATAGTATCTTTAAGGCCCTTGCCCTGCGAACCCTTACAGTGTTGAGTATAATACTTTATCTATACTCTGTCAAGTCAGTCCTCGTAGATCAGACATTCAGGTTCTGATGGGTTCTGATCACAGAACATTTCCAAGGGACTAGGATCGTGAGAATCGTTAGGATGTCCTTGCTGCCACAGTAGGAGATCGTTTAGTTCAGATGTGAGGTGACGCTTACGTTGTGCTGAGCACTCCGTACCGTTTAGTTCTTCTACATCTTTGTTGATGTGAGTTGCGATATCTTTCATCGTGATACTTCAATTAGTATGGTACTATTTATTATAGGCTGGTAATGAATCTCTGCATAAAAACAGTTCTGTGGTCATTCCTGTGTTAGAATACACATGTTTGACGCCTTTTATGAGGTATTTACCCGAAAACATACGATCTTTTGGCAGTTTATTCTTATTCTTCTGTTGAGATGTAGGTATCTTCACCTTAATTACAGCACCTGCGAACATTCTGGTGTTTCCTGGTACCTTAATTGTTAGCGTATGCGTATTTAATAGGTACCAACGTTGAGATGCATATGATGAAGCATTAAGAATACTTGCACTCTCTTCCTCTGCACCACCATCCATATTGTTTGAATCCTGCTGTGTCATCTTAGGCAGAATTTTCATTCTGGATCTAGTTGGGTGTAGTTCAAGAAACTCTTCGATTGCTTCGAGATCGTATGGAAACTCTTTCTCTAAGGTTGATGCTTTCCCGAACAGTTGTAGGATTTGTGATACCACAGGACCCATTACAGTGCCTTCTGGACCTTCTTCATCGGTAGATGCACCTGAGTTTGGTAATGTACTCATTGTGGGTGCTGCCATCACAACACCAAAGGTTGTTGTTTTGTAGATACCATTCCTAAGTTTTTCTAATTGATTAGCACGATCAGGATATTTAATACTCTCAATCCTATTCATATCTGCTACTGGATCATTACTATTCACATTTTTCTGTCCATAAATGAATTCATTTATGGCATTTTGCTCACATAGCATATCAATCGATGCAAAATTATATCCATGCTTATTCTGCCAGAACAAAAATCCTGCTTGCTTCTTAGAAGTTCCTTTCTTACCAGTCTTACTATTCTTACCTTTACCTACTCTGGAAACTTTATCAGTTAGATACGATATAGCATCAACAGGTCTCCAATTAGGGCAGATCACATTCATTGGAGTGTGTGCCTCAACGAAGATATCTTTGTTAGGTATCTTTAAATGCTTCTTCAACATCTCCTGAACAAGATCTGGTTTTCCATTCTTCACACCAAACATACCGAATGCACGGTTTGCTTCATTGAAGTACATCTGCTCTGGCGCAAAGTGTAGGATATACATCTTTGCTCTTTCTGATTTCAGAACAGAACCAATCTTATACATCTTGAAGGTTGCTTTACATCTACCTTCCTTCTTTCCCTCCTCCTGACCAGCGAACGTGGAGAATTCAATATCCAGCATCTCAGTACCAAACAATCTGGTATCTAAATCTGTGGAATCTAGAATACCAACATCCAATCGAATGAATGGTGAATCAATCGATTCAAACCAAACAAATTCACTAATGATACTTTTAATGTCAAGTGGTTGATTATCACCACGTAGATGTAAATCTGCTTTGGTTAGTTTATAAGACTTAGTGTCTGCCATTACGCTATGCTAACAGGTTGGTTAAAGATATCCGATGTAATCCCAAACCTAGGTCTGGCATAATCATTTGCTGGTATTATATAGGGTTCACTACTACCACCACCGCCTGATGGAGCAGCAGCAGCAACTTCGTCATCACTACCACCCTGAGGAGGTAAGGTAGCAGCAGAAAGACCACTACCTTCTTTTGCTTCTGCTGCTGCATCATCTTCCTTCTTCTGCATTCCTGCTAGAAGATCTGCACCAAATGTTTTATCACTAGGTGAAATGCCACCATCACCATCCATTGCTGATGCATCTGATGCATACTTCTGCAAGAGACCCACCTTGCTACCGAAGTTCTCCATGACACTTTCCATGGTGACAGGTTTCTTTTGTTTTGCATCACCACCACTTGTATCTCCACTACCTGTTGATGGTTCAGTTGCACTCAAAGTATCTGCTGATGTGCCCTGTGAAGTAGCACTCACACCATCATGAGCACCCCAACCCATACCATCAAAGATCTTTTGTTTACCATCCTTCATGACGATATCACCAGTCTGATATTTCTTATTAGGATCAAACTTAGGAATACCACCTTTCTTCACTTGCTTCAATGCTGTCATGATCTTGTCAGGAGTCATTGCACTGCTTTGACCTGGATAATGGAACTTACCATCCATATTAGGTAGTGACGCAAACTCCTGAGATAATCCTTGCATGAATTCTCTATCAGTCATCTTACCCGCTAACCAGGATTCTGCTCCACGCGCTTTTAAGTTTGCCTCAATAATAATCTTATCTTGATTAGCAGCATTGTATAGATCTTTATCTGGATCTAAACCTGCCTTTCTTGCTCGTTCAGCAAGGAAACGTGGAAGTTGTTGATACTTACCTACTGCACCTGATGCCTGACCAATAACCTGAGAAATGGTCATCTTAGTAGCACCTGGAAGAGTGGTACTAGGATACATCGCTTCATAATTACCACCAGATTCTTTACCAGCAACCAGATTCAACAACGGTGCCCATTTACCACCCGAAGAGAATCCATCCATGGCACTAGCATCTGATGCATAGTCTGTCAACATCCCAGTGGATTTACCAAAGAAATCCATAATTGCACCAGTGGACTTATATTGTGCCTCTTCCTGTGTTGCACCCGCCCCAGGGGACGCGCTAGACACCCCTGAGGGGGATGTAGAGGTGGATCCACTAGGACTGGATACAGTTGTCTTTGCTCCCTTGACTGGTGCTACTGATCCTGATGATTCTGCCACGGTGGAATCACCACCCATAAATCCTCTCGCCTTAGCGCGAATGATATTACCACCAGATCCTTTCTCTCCGTTCTTAGTGAGGTGCCAGAGATCCCAACGTGCTCCATCACCACCCCATGCCGTAGGACCATAGTTATCATTGCGAGGTAGTTGACCATCTTTACCAGATGCTGCCTCAGCATGAGTCATCACATTCTTAACATTAATATCATTAGGAGACCACCCTCTGTTCTTTGCAATATTAGCAATCTCTTTGGACATTGAAGTGACTTGATCATCACTAGGCCAACGATAATTACCTGCCCCACCTGACATCGCAGCGAGAGACAATCCAATACCTGTACTATTTCTTAAATATGTGTGTGCAACACCACCTCTTTGATCATAGGGGTGTGCTCGATATACACTACCATCACCTTGAATGATACCGTGATACTTTCCTTTCTGCTTAAAGTTACCACCACCAGCGGTCCAGTGCAAGAACATCTTGCCACCTTTCGCCATCCTATCCATTCCAGAAAGACGATTCTCTTCCTGTGAACCATCACGACGGTGATTCTTTGTGCCAGATAACTTACCACCCTTAGCAAATGCAGGGAGTCCATAACCACCCGCTTTCGCCTGCTGCATTCTCATGCTAGTCAGACCATTGCCACCCCTAGTTGCAGGAGTATCGAATGGTACAACGAATGCATCACCACCACTAGAACGTTTACCTACCCATTCAGTACCATGACCGATGAATGATGTAGATCTGCCACCATCAAGTGATACAGGATATCCAGATTGAGGACCATTAATCCATCCACCACCTGATGCTTTACCAACTTGACCACCTATTGCTTTACCTTCTAACCTCTCTAATTGTTGTTTGATGGGTTTATCTTTACCCAACATCTTCTGAATGAAGTTAAGACTGTCTAACTGCTTCTGCAATTGCTTCTCAGTCTCTTCTTCACCCTTATCCTTCACCATATCATCGACACTTTCCTCAGTAGGATCTTCATTAAATGCACCAGCAGCGGCAGCAACTGCGGTACCTGCTAAGAATGCTCCTGCTACCCAAAGACCTCTACCTTTAACAAAGGCAAATATTCCTTTGAACATACTAGTAACACTCTTGAATAGTGTACTAATAAATCCTGAAACACCTTTAACTAATCCACCACTTTTCGCCAGTTTAAAGAATAAACCAAGACCTAATTTTGCTACGGCAGCAGGAGCAAATATGAGTCCTAATGCTGTAACAAATTTGATGATACCAAATACACCTTCCAAACTTAATGGATTATCTAAGAATTCTATGAGACCATTGAGTCCCATACTGACCAGGGCACCATAGGTCTCGATAAGAAACTTACCAATAGATTTTATTGCTTCAAAGAACTTTTTAATTTTCTCGGTGTTCTCAGGATCTCCAAACCACTCCATCACTCCATAAAGGAGTAATGATTTGAAGATACCACCGAACAGTTGAGCAATCCCTTGGAAGAATCCAAATGTCTTAGCAGCAATTGCTTTACTCTTCTCAGCAATTTTGCTCTTACCTTTACCTTCTTGCTTTGCTTCTGCTTTCTTATCTTGTTCTAACCCTTCTGCTTTCTTATCTTTACGTTGCTGATCTTTGAGAAGTTTCTTCTCATCTATCATCGCATCTTTACGTTGATCAAGGATACCTTGCTGTAACGAAAGAGTTTGTGAATAAAAATTCTTGAATGAGGCACTCATGTCCTCAACTAGAATGGCAATACTATTGGTAGTCGCACCAAGACTGTTGACTGCTTTGATATTTTTAACAAAACCTACTGTTGGTGAAGTGATTGTCTTATCACCAATCTTCACAGTAATTCCACCCTTACCAGTAGTGGAAGGGGGTGTTACATACTTATATAATCTTGCTTTGGTTTCTGCCATTTACTGTGTGAGCAGGGGAGATGATGCGGGACCAGAGTTACCGCCACCACCACCACCAGCATTGACTGTCTTAGTCTTGATAACTGGTTGCACTGCAATCATCATATCAGGTTTAGCGGGTTGCTTATCTCTACGTACCTTTGCAGTAGATAGAGATTTTAATTTCTCTGCTTTTGTATTTATGCTAGAAGGTGCAGTGGTCTTGGACTTTGCTGCATCATTGATTTTAGTAGCATATGCAGCACCATCAGCAACAGGACCAATGTTAGTCTCTGATTTTGGTTTGAGACTTTCAGCATATGCACCACCATCAACAAGAGGTCCTATACCATTCAACGGTGTCTTTGGCATACTTGTGGATGTTGGTATAGGACTTGGTGGCATTCCTGAACCATCCATTGCTGATGCATCTGATGCATACGACCCCAATATACCAGCAGACTTCTTAAAGAAATCTACAATACTACCAGTTGATCTATATTCTTGCTGTGGTGTTGCACCACCCTTATCACCACCACCACTGTTGTCACCTGTTTTAGCAGTAGATCCACCACCACCTGTGTTACCACCACCAGCATCGCCAGATGCAACATAAGATCCAGCACCATCCTTACTACCAGAACCACTCAGATTCTCCCAGTGCCATGCTTCATGTCCATCAGGATTGTCTGTTTCATATCCTGGTATCTGACCAAAACCAAATTTGCCTGCATTCTTCCTTAACCATTTATATGATGCATTAGTGTACCAAAGGTCAACTGCTTTACCTAAACCATGATTAGATGTTCCTGGATATGCAGCAGTACCAGGTCCTAATTGATCATAAAGTTGCTTCTGCTTATCATATGTTCTATATGATGAGTTGATTCTAAAATGAGTTCCCATCTTGAATCCAGACTCTGATGCTGATTGCATCATTGCCTTGAACTGTGGTGCAATTCCCTTAGCAAGTTTATGACCACTACCAATAGATACTAGATCTTCATCAGGTAGTTGTCCATTGACAGTACCACCCTTAGCAAATTTACCCCAATCGGAAACAGGTGTCTTTGCAGTATCTTTCCGTTTCAGAATAACAGGATCTACAAATCTCTTAGTTCCTTGGTTGTGTGCGCGAATAGCACCACCCTTTGCCATCTCGGGAAGTTCTGGTGGTGTAATCTCTGCCGTGCCATCACCATCATTCTCAGCGGCACCCATCAATGCCTCCATACCAGGCATTTCACCATTAGGATCACGTACAAGTTTCCTCTGTGGAAAATCACCCCCAAGTTGCTTAGCAATTGGATCATCTATATCTGCTAGACCAGTCTTAGCAAGCAAACCAAGTAGTTGCTCTCCTGCCCACTCACCAGCGAATCCACCAGCAGCACCAGTAATGAAACCAGGAACACCACCAAATGGAGCACCAATAGCAAAACCAGCACTATATCCTAATAAACCACCTAATGCTTTCAGTATAGCGTTGATAGGTGACTCACCAAATGCACCATAATCTAACAATGCCATGACAGAGGCAATCAGTGTATCAATACCACCAATCTTCATGCTGGATTTCGCAGCACCAAGAAACTCTCGCATGGTCTTGAACCCAGGATTCTTAAATCCTGATGCCAAGAAACTAACAACAGATTTTCCTGCCGTCTTTACCTGTTGTCCTCTTGGTAACTCAGCAAACTCGGCAATCTTCTTTGCCTGAGGGTTCTTCTCTAATATAGGTTTGATGAAGTTTTTGACTTTTGTAGTTACCTTTGCAGCAAGTGCCTTAGGATTCTTTGCCATTTCGACAACATCACCAAGACTCTTCGCCGCTCTCTTACCAAAGTCCCAGATGCCTTGACCCATACCCTTGACACCATCAATCATGGCACCCGCACGAGCACCAAACCAATTATTAAGTCTGCCTACCTGCTTTAATGCAAAAGTGCCACCCTCTTTGAGTTTTGACTTAGCAACAGCACCCGCATCGAGAGTACCAGACCAGATGTTTCTAAGAGTACCTACGACACCCTTGTTAGTTGCTGCTGCTTCTGCAACCTCATCACCAAGACCCATCGCTTGCTGGGTTGCCTGCTTACGTGCCTGTTCAAGTTGAAATGGTGTTTTAGGTGTTGGTTTTACAGCAGGTGTTGGTGGTTTCTTGAATAAACCATTGATACCAGTCGCTGCTGCTGTAAACTTTTTAGTAATCTGACTACGAAGAGCCTTGATTCTCCTAATTCTCTTCGCTCTCTTTATATCTTTGAGACGCTGCTTCGATGTTCTACCATCTCTACCAATTCTCTTACCTTTCGGTTTTTTTACCTTAGGTCCACACCCCATGGAATCGGCAGCGTCTACCGCCTTGCCGAGACCAAACATAAATTTGACATCACTTAGCAACTTCCATGGCATTAGGATGCGTGATCCAATATGGATTGCAGCGAATCCCGCTAAGATTTTAAGGACACCAAACATCTTATCGAGACCATTCCCGATCATACCCTTATCAGGGTCATATCCAAATACGTCAGTTATACCATCCAGAACTGTACCAACACCCCAACGGGTGAACGTTGATGCAAGATTCCAGACACCCTTAAAGAAATTGAATAACTTAATTATCTTTTCTTTATTCTTTTCATCACCTAACCAGTCCATCACCCCCATCGCAATCGGGATGGCAACTAACTTCATCAAACCACCCATTAGGACGGCCATTGGTTTCAGCAGTGCTTTCAACCACCCAAATCTAGATTTCTTCTCTTTCTTACCTTCTTCTAGTCCTGCCTTCTCTTCACCTTTCTCATTCAGAGATTCTTGCTTCTTCTCTGCTAACTTATCTTGCTGTAAACCTTTCTTCCTACCAAGTGCGTCAGTCTTTGCTTCAATTATCTTCTTTCTATGCTCACTCTCTTCCGTCGATATATCTATCTCTTCTTGCAAGAATCCTACTGTGGACTCTTGATACATTTCAACTAGTGTTTTAAACTCTGTAAGTTGTACACCAATATTTGTTACAGCACCACCCATACGATTTTGGGCAATGGTCATTTTTTTAAATACCTTGCCCAAATCATCAGAACCAGTCATTTGACTGGGACTGACCGTAATATATTTTCTAAGAGTTGCTGCCATTAGAGGGAGTTCTTCTGTTTAGATCTTTCTCGTTCTTCTTCTTGGAGGTATGCCAAGAGCAAGTTAGTATAAACTTCTCGTTCCCAAGGTATCATGGTTTCCAACTCAGCGAGTGAATACTTATGATGATGCATTAAGGCGAAGTTAGTCTTGTAATAATTTTCAAGACTACTATGCATCAGGGCTATGCGAAAAAAGAAGCGAGTCCTTCAAGTGTAACAGTATTCACAACTTTGGTCTTAGGATTCTCAACATCGAACTCATGCACTAGTTTAGGCATGGTATCGAAGAATTGTTGAATCATACCAAACTGTTCATTGTTCATCTGACCAAGGAAATCCTTTGCTTCATTCTTAGTGAATGAATCATAGGTCTCTTCACCTTCATATACTTTCTTGATGCAACTAGCAGCAAGATCAAACACATCATCAATATCAGGTTCGTCTTTCATGTTTCGATCGACGAATGCTTCGAGAGCAGGATACTTCATCTCAATTTTGACAGTTTCATTCAGTTTGATAATCTTTTTGTGTTCCTTAGGAACGATTACCTCAACATCTTCAAGGTTGATAGCAACATCAACTTGGGTTTCACCATCATCTTGACATGTGACTTTGAATTCACTGACTTCACCAACTGCCTTGGATCTGATCTTCAAGAATAGATATTCAATCTCAAATGTTGCAAGATTATCAACAGTTTTTAGATTAGTACACGCCTTCAAGATAGTCTTGACTGCTTTGAACATCTCCTTCTCGTTCTGAGTTTCCATAGCGAGATAAAGTAGTTTCTCCTCTTTTACAAGGAAAGGTCTATACGTGACCTTTGTTCCACTGATGGGCATTTTGCACTCATAATCAGGGACAACAAGAGTAGGAAGTGGCATAGTATGAAATTACGATGTAATTATTTAGACAGGTTATCCGATGCTAAACCTTTGTACATCAGGATTACCCGAACCAGATACTCTGAATTGAATTTCATCATAATTGATAACCTGTCTCTTACCGTCTTTTGTTTTAAGTGTGGCAGGTGAAACTTGATCGAAACGATATCGTTCAAAGTAAAACTGTATATCCATTTGCAACAAACTTGTCTGTTCGTTATCAAATGACATTGTACTAATATTAGTTGGGAATGCACCATACATCTTCCATACAGCAGATGCCTGTGATGGATGTAAACCTGTTGACTTAGGATACCCCTTAGGTTTGATCTTAAAGTTTGCTCCGTGCTCCCACTTGACGATCATCATGTCTGTCACATAATTATCATAGAAACCCACAGTATTGTCAGAGTCAGAGGCAGCAGCATTCATCCATTGCTCAAAGAATTGCCTGTGCTGCATATCCTTGGTCACTAAGAATGAAATAGTAATCTCAGAGTTAGTTTGACCTGTCACGAATCGACGCATCATACCAAAGTTGTTGACTTCACCAGTAGTGATTGCTCTACTAGGGACAGTTACATTAGATGCATAGTAATTAATATTTCGTACAGTATTGACTGCTCGATTACGTATCTGCTTATTTACAGTACCATTCTGAGTGTTATCAGAGAATACTGCTGGCAATGGCAGGATGATCTGATACAGATTGCTAGTAGCAGGTGCTCCTGCATTCGTTGCAATTTGTTCTCTAAAATCAGTAAATCTGTTGGGGGTTGCCACTATCTACTCCAAATAACACTACTAGGTACATCAATGTAACGACCAGCAACATCCATTGTGAATTGCTCCAATGGTAGTGGTACTTTCATTTCTTTTAGATCAATAGAAGGCACAGTTTTAATATTACCTGCACTTGACATAAAGTATTTATGATGGCAACGCATAGGATAAGCGACGGATCCCCCACCCCATGATCTAGCAATACTTGCTCTTGTAGATGGTCTTAGATAATGTAAATTACCACCAGAGAATTGTTTCTTAGGTAGATCTACATCAGTTACCAATACCATAGGGAATTTATCATAATACTGCAATCCCTCAGTTTGTGCAGAATATGAAAAAAATATAACATCACCTACATTGAAACCTCTGGAATCTTGTAGTCCAAACATGAACTGGGATCGATACCATTCTTTGGATTGCCTGCTACCACCAGCAAGATCTTTGACATCGTTGAAGATACTCATACCTTTAATTCGTGTTCGGTCAGTATCATAAATTTCATTCTTCTATCAAGACAATACTCTTTCGCCGCTTTCCACTTAGCATCATTCACAGCATATGTCTTCACTTCACTAATATATCTTTTAGTTATTCTCTTAGACTTCTTCGGCGGTAAGGTTTGTGCAGCGGGTTTAACCTCAATGATGTACTTTTCAGTCTTGCCAGTTTTAGTTCGTGCTCGGACATAAAAGTCTGGAAAATAACGATGGGGACGGTTATCGACAGGACTGATATATGGAATGACGATCTCTTCACTACCCCATTCAAGAACGTTCTCATTCTTATCGCACCACATCATGAACTTTCTTTCCCATAAACTTCTATAAATAATATTTGTGGGATCACCTTTATACTTATGAGTGTTTGACGGTCTAAACTTTCCTGAATAACTCATGCCACAAAAGAATAAAAAAGCAAATAACAATCCTCAAACTGCCAAGAAGAATGGTGGATTGGGAAAGATTGGTAGTGATGGTGCTAGACTTATTTATCCATTACAGTTACCTCGTGGTCCGAGAAAGAGGGGAGACGGGTCAATATCTAACCGAGCCACAAGTTCTACACGTAGTATGGACTACTTGAAGTTCTCTATCTACGACTCGGAGAAGAATAATCCCTATACTTATGCTGGTCAACCTGGTAAGGGTGGCGGTAAAGCAAAGACAGGTACAGCAGATCAGATCATGAAGTCTGTGTACTTATACTTACCACATGATTTGAGTGAGACATTCAGCACTACTTATGACAAAGCAACACTAGGACCATTCGGTGCTGCTGTTGTGGAAGCAATGAAGAATAATGATATGTCAAGTATTGTTGATAAGGTGCAGGCAGGGGCAAATGCAGCAAAACCAGAGATTGCGTTTAGTGCAGTCTCTGGTATCTTCAATGGTTTGAATAATTTTGCTGGTACTGATGGCAGTCTGGATAAGAACCAGATGGCAGCATTAGCAAAGGGTAAGGTATTCAACCCATACCAAGAGACAGTGTTCAAAGGTGTTAACTATCGTTCTCACAACTTTACCTTTGATATGGCACCACGTAATGAAAAGGAAGCAGAGAACATTATCAAAATTATTCATGCACTCAGGGATGCAATGCTACCTGGTACAAGTGGTGAGGCAGCAAGATGGTTAACTATCCCACGTTTCTTTAAGGCAGAACTGATTAGATACAATCCAAATGGTAGCAGCAAGACTGCAAAGGGTGGAGGTGAGATATCTCGTCCTGAAACATTGTCAACACTACTTACATATCCTGTAAACATGGTGTTGACTAACATGCAAGTCAATATGACACCATCAGGACAGAATAGTTCAATTAGAGGTCTTGCTGATGATGGTACAGACTTCGGTCCTGCATCATACAGAATGACATTGACATTTGATGAGACTGCGTTCATCACTCGTGATATGTACAAAAACGGCGGTAAGAACAAATGACACATTATTTTGAACTAGTCCCAAACGTAAAGGTACGCATATCTTCTTTTAGGAAGAATAATGTTGAACCTTACATTGTTGCTAAGAATATCTTCCGACGAATCAAGATTCGAGATATTGTCCAAGAGGATATCTTAGGTTTTGAGCAATATTCTATTGTTAATAATGAAAGACCTGATCAAGTTGCAAATGAACTTTATGGTGACCCAGAATTAGACTGGGTGATATTGCTATGCAATAACATTATTAACATTTATAATGAATGGCCTATGGATGAGCAAGAGTTATATCAGTATGTTGATAGTAGATATAATAGTAATATCAATCAAATCCATCATCATGAAACTTTTGAAGTAAAGAGTGATCAAGGTGATACTCTCTTACATGAAGGTACCATTGTTAATAGCACTTTTAGGTATTATAGACCTGATGGAACACTGGTAACTCCCATCATATATCCAGTATCAAACTGGGAACACGAAAGGAATCTAAATGATGAGAAAGCGAATATTTGGGTTTTACGTAATGATTACGTAGAACAGTTTGTTGATGAATTTGAAAGTCTTCTTGAATATCTACCAAGTGAAGAAATTGGTGATGGTGAT